GCAGACGGCGCAGACAGTCAAGGATCATCACAAGGGTCTTGCCGCCGCCCGTGGGGCAGGTCAGGCGACCCAGAGAGGCGGTCAGCAGAGCGTCAAGCATACGCTGCTGGTGAGGGCGAAGGGTCAGGGTCATGCGGTTCGCTGTTGATGAAATAAGTATAGGGCATGAAAAAGGGGTCCGAAGACCCCATGTGACAGTTCTTCAATCGTCCATACAATCAACCGATCCGATGTCGCATACAGGTACTTCGTGCTCACCAGCAATCAAATACCAGTGCATCATTTGACCGTGATATTCTGGATGCCCTTTAAAGTTTTCTGGATACACACGCTCACCAATATACTTCAGTTCGGTCTCTGCGACATTATGCTCACGCAACATCGCTTGAAGTTGGAGATGAATCAATTCAGGTTGTGTGGGGACTTTCATTCAATTCTAGATTGCTTCCAGCAGTCTAAGTCAATTTTCCAGTTCTGTCAATAAATCACCAAACTGCTTCAAATACTCATCCATAACTTCTTTTGCTGCATCGCCAATTGTAATAACACTGGAATATGGAATTGCAAACTCCTGAGTAGATGATGCTGACATCCATGCAATATAATTGATATCAAATTTTAATGGTTCATCTGGTTGTGAAACCTGACGCATTACTAATGTGTAAGGAAATGATAATTTAAAACCGATGTTTCTTCCACTATCATCAGTCATATCAATAATATCACCGATCACTTGCTCACCAGTGACCATTTTAACAACTTTAACTGCCATAATTATTTTTGTGGTGGTTTTACTAATCCTTCTGTGAGAAATTTCTTCGCTACTTCAACTAATCCGCCGATTTTTTCTCCATCAATTATAACATATGGAAGCATACCAACATCAGAATATTCTTTCTGGAAATCTTCCAATGAAATATCTGTACCTATTTCTATCTTGTTATATGATTGTTTTGCTCTATCCATCAATTCTTTTAGATGCGAGCAAGCACTGCAATTAGGCAATGTATAAACTGTAATATCCATGATTAATTTTCAAAAACAATATATCCGCTTTGATCTATAACAAAGCACTTGAAATAATATTCATCACTATCAACATATTTTCTTTCTGGAAACCATGCAGATGCATTCATTTTAGCAGAGTCTTCTGATTTAAACTCGATGATGTTATTATGTTTTGTTTTCAAAATCAACAACATATCTTCTGGCAGGATTTCCTCATAAAATTTATATACTTTATCAATTAAATCTTGATCCTGACAATGATCTAATGAATCATTTGTAAAATACAGAAGGGCGCAGTTATTTCTTTCTGCATAATCATACATGATATCAAATACATTTTTTGCGTCAAATACTTCAATCATTGTTTGTCTCCTCAGTTTCTTCCGTTGGTGTATTATCTAATGCTGTCAAAAGATAATCAACTACCTGAGTACTATCTAGTTCTTGATTTTCTCTCAATTGTTGTACCATCTCCGCATTCTGTTGAGGAGCTTGATATACAGGGAGAGAAGACATCGCATCACGATAATTCTTGTAGTTCAGTGGATTCATCATTTGCTGTCTCATGATGAGACTTTGAATGATTCTTTCTTTGAAGGTAGATAAGAAATATGCAGATAGTTTCAAATACTGATCTTCCGACTCTAGATATCCTTCGGATTCTTTTTCTGGTTTATAATATTTTTTCCAATCTTCTGGAGAGATAGGAAACTTTACATCGTGAGCTTCGGTATAAGAAGAATTTTGAGGAATATCTCTAAGTGCTTGTCTGTATGTTTTCCAAAGTACTTTCTCTTCATCCGAGATAGGACTATCACCACCAAATACCCAATCAGTATCATCAAGTAAAAAGTTTCTTGCTAATCTAATACCATACCAAGTAACTTTTTTACCTTCAATGTATGCTTTTGCAAGTTCTTGCTGATAGTTTTCTTTTTCTACACTATCAATCAAGTAGAAACCTTCTTTTAATGCTTCAAAGATTTCAAGTGCTTCTTTGGTATCATGCACTTCCATTTCATAATCTTTCCACTCATAATCCTGAGTGGCAAAGTTTTTTATGAATTTTCTTCTTTGTACATGGAATGCTCCAGTATCATAATATGTGAAAAGAATCAATTTGTCTTTATCGCTATCCCATAGTGGGTATAGTTTAGGAGCAATATGATCATTCCAATAACTATCAGTAAGGTCGCGGGTCATACCACGATAATTTACCTGTCGTTGAACAGCATTTAATTGTAAAATTAATTGTGGAACAATAGATTCCGATACGATACTCATAGTTTTGGCGCTCTGATAAACCATCCCGTCAATATATATTTATCTTGCGTCAAAACAGTCAATCCACGATGAGTGTGAGTAAAATGTGCTGGCCAAATAACAACTGTTCCTCTGGATGGTTTTATCCTTCGCAACTGGTAAATGTATTCTGTTTCTCCCTCACCATCTGGCATGTCATTTAGATAAATTGTCCAGACAAGAATTCTGTTTGAAGTATCAACATTTCCAGCTTCATAGTGCCAAACATGATATCCTCCCCCAGGTTGCGTCCTCTGCAACTTATAATGCGGAGAGAATAAAGTTTCTCTTTTTAGAGCATCATACTTATCAACATAATGCATTACACATACTTGAAGATATTCACTGATATGCTGCGCTAATTCACGATTGAAACTTTCAACCAACAAACAAGTATCAGATCTTCCAAGTTTTCCTTTATCTTGAAACTGATTATCACTTTTCCAAATGTTGGATGTAGATGCAGAAATTTCTAACTTATCTTTAAAAACTTCGATTAAGTTATCACATATATCTGCATTTAAAAAATTAGGATAAACACCTATAAAATCTTCATACTCTGCTTTTACATGATGAAGAGGAATCAATTGTTCTGTCATATTAATATGCTTTAATCAAATATTTTGTAAGTGCGTATGGTTCTATAAGTGGAATATCAGTTACTGGATCCAAATATGGAGTTGGTAGTAATGGAGTACCAGCAGTCATGTTAAATGTAATGTCATTCGCTCCAATTCCAGCAGGGTATGCAGAATTTCCTGGTCCTTCAATAGTATAACTTACACTACCAGCAGAAGCTGCTAATTGTCCTGGTGTTGGAACAAATTGAGTTTCCGATACTAATTTATAATCGTAGAAAAACTCAGCAATTCCAAAGTGATCATTATTTCCTGCATTATCATTAGCACCAGATGCTACTGCTCTCCTTTGTAAGATCTTAAATTTTACTCCAGTAGTTTGAGCACCTTGAGGAAGATTGACTGTGTAAGTATACCATCTTGTGTCTCCACTAGTGCCATCATAATTATTAGCAATATCTGTATCAGAAGGTCTAGGAACTAAAACACCAATGAATTGACTATCTGGAAAATTATCAGATCCATCAATATTATAATACACTCTTAGTTCATCGGAACTATCATCTGGCAATTCTCCACCATTGTTATTATTTCCTCTACATGCCTTAACACCAATTTTTTCTACATTTGTACAATCAAATGGAAGCAGCACGAGATATCTTTCAAGTTCAGTACCTCCTATTCTAACATATCTTGTGTATGCAGTTCCAGTTCCACTCGTCAAACTAATTCCAGTAACATTTCCAGCAGAATTTATAGTTGCAGTAGCTTGTGTTCCTGCTCCACATCCACCCAAAAATCTAACTTTTGGAGCAACTGTATATCCAGATCCACCAGCAGTTAAAGTAATGCCAGTTACTGCTCCATTTGTAACTATTGCTGTTGCAGTTGCACCAGATCCTGGTAAATTTCCTTGGGGTGTTATTGAAACTGTAGGAACTTGTGTGGTTGGTAATTTGAATCCACCACCAGTTCCAGTTCCACTTCCTGTCGCTAAAATTAGTGGTCCAGCACTTGCTGATTCAACTATATCACCAATACTAATAGTAGAAGTTCCACCTTGATAACCAGTAATTACAGCTCGTTGTAATGTAACAGTTCCGTTTGATCCGTTATTACTGCTAACAGTATTTGATCCACTAATTGATCTCGTGACACCTGAACCACCAGATCCAACAACAATTGTTGCAGAAGAAATACCATTTGCTTGAAGAACAGTACCAGCAATATTTCCTGATACTCTTCCACCTGATCCACCACCGCCTCCACCAGAAGTCCAATAACTTCTGTCTTCTGTAATTTGACCAGAAATTCTTCCGTCATAATAAGAAGAATTGCCAGAAGCAATCAAATCAAATATATCAGATCTATAGCTACTTAATCCTCTAGCGCCACCATATCCACCACCATGACCACCAGTTCCACCTCCACCACCTCCTGATCCACCACCAGTCGCAGCAATTGGTTGTCCTTCTGGGTTTCCTTGTGGTGTTCCAGTTTGGCTTTGGAGTCCAATACCTCCCCCACCGCCGCCACCGCCGCCGCCAGTACATCCATAATTACCACCAGTACCACCAGCACCAGAAAATAATGTTGCTGTTACACCTTGTATTCCATCAGTGATCGGGTTTGTAGTAGCATTATCTCCGCACTGTCCTTCACCAGCACCGCCGCCGCCTCCCCCGCCTCCAGCGCCAGCAACAATCTGAACGGAAGCTCCAATTGCACCAGTTACAACCGTAGCGGCGCCACCACCGCCACCATCGTTTGGACCATTTCCATCACCACCAGATCCACCACCTGCTGTTCCGTAGGTAGGGGCAGAAGCTGAATTATAAGCAAGACCACCCTGACCAGGATAAAATCCAAATACAGATCCAGATGCATTACCTGGGTTCTTCAAACTAACTTTAAAATATTTTCCAGCAATTCCAGTACCAGTTGTACAACCATATAATCCACCATAGTTACCGCAGTTTGCACCACCAGCGCCAAATAATTCTATGGTAACACTTGTAATAGTATAATTTGTGCTAGTTGCTGTAACATTAAAATTGCCAGTAGATGGGTAAGAAACTACTGTTGGACTGAGATCAACAATTTGACTGACACTCAAATATCTTCCAGCAGATCCAGTTGCACTAGCGGATCCACCCCATGTACCTGCAGGGTTTTCTGTTGGAGTAATTGCTTTCCAAAATGGTCCAGCAGCTCCGCTACCACCTGCATATCCAGGTGTTGCACCCTGAATATTTTGTTGGATAGAAAATGATCCAGATAATGATCCAGAAATTGTGTTTGTTCCTGCATTTCCACCTGTTCCACCTGTTGAAGATCCAGCAGCATTGCCTCTCAATCCACCACCAGCTGTTATACTTAATAAACTAGAATTACCAAGAACAACAGATGATGCGCTTCCATCACTTCCTTGCAAATCATAAACTGCTCCTGATGCACCACCACCATTTACAGTAACAGTTAATTCATCAAGAGTCGAAGGAATACTAAACGTATAAGTTCCAGGGGTCGTATAACTTGTGGTTTGATAATCATATATTGGCGTTCCCGCTGTGAGGATAGTTCTTCCACCTATTTGAGAGCTAGTGCTAAAGAATCTAAAGGTTGGGTTTGGAGTATATGTAACTAATTCAAACGTACCAGATCCACCCGACGCATATAT